GGGACAACCAACCTACCTTTATTCTCTGCAAATCTCGCCCAAGTTCTCCAATCCGATAAATCAAATGCGGGTCCATTAAATGCAGTAATCCTACTTTTAGTAAAACCTGGCGGTACTAAATTTGTTTTTCCACCTAACCATCTTACAACTCTAACACCCGTACTAGTTACTGGAAACAAATATCTTAAAACACCTAAAAGTGATTTATCCATATTTTTAGTATCTGCTGGTGGTATTTTGTTATCACCATATTTGTTATTACCAGTTTCTATAGGATCTGGTTTAGGTGTTGTATTAGTTGTTCCTAACTCTTTTATATCTACAATATTTCCATCACCATCAATCGTTACTATTGTATTATCTATTTTTTCTACGGTATAATATTTACCATCTTGACCTTTTACCACTAAAGTTCCACCATTACTTATTCCCTCTTCTACTCCCTTAATACTAATAGGTTTTGGGGTTTCCCCTTTCTTAGACAATAATTCCATAGCCTTTTCTATTAATCCAATCATTTGTCCTTGAATTACATCGGGATTTCCGTTAGGGTTGATTGGTTCACTAGTAGATTTTACATTTCCTGTAACGTCACCATCACTTATTGTTGATGTGGGTACATCATCACCACCAGTGACAAAATCCTCTTCCGCTTTTTTAACATCGTAGTCATTCACCTCTTTCATTTCTCCACCTTCTTCTCTATAAGTTTTAATATTACCACCTTCATCCTTTACGTGTAAAACATTTTCCCTTGTTTTAACGTCTTTAACTACAACTCTTTGTGTGTTATCAGGTACATTTTTAATTGATTTTCCTTGTGACTCTAACCACATATCTAAAAATGCTTCTCTTAAACCTCCTTCTTCAGGAATACCTTTTAAAATATCTTTCATTAACTTTTCATCTAATTGATTTAAAGTATTTTTACTTTGAATTCTAGAAAGTTCAGATGCCATATCCTTTACATAATCAAAATCCTTAGTTGATGGGATTATTTTTCTCCATAAAGAATCGTATTGATTTAAATGTCTAGATAAATCATCATAATTTCTTATTTCAGTCTCTAAAAAGTTAGTTAATAATTTTGGATCGAATCCTTTCAAAACTACTGCAACGTTTGACAACGCTTTCATTAATTTTTTTCCGACACCTTGTTCAGTTAATAAATTAGATTCATTAAGATTACCGTGTACTCTACTATTATTAAAAAGAGATTTCATTCTATTAATCTCTTCATTAAGTGTTAATATTTTTTTCATTTTATGTTGTTAATAAAGATATTATTTTTGTCAAAACTGTATTATTAGATGTAACATTATAATTAAATAACCAAGTTAAAAGATTTTTATACATCAAATCACCAACAGGTATATTTAAAGTTGTAGATTCAGAACTACTTATTTCGATGGAATTTCCAGTATTATCTTTTACCTTTTCATCTTTAGGTAATATTGAAGAACCACTCCATATACCTTGATATTTAAATTGATTGATTGTTAATTTATTACCTGATTCATCACATTCAAATTTACCTCTATATACTAATTTATCGTTATTGTTATTACTATTTAATTTAATACTCAAATACACTTGATTATCTGCATAAAATGTAAAATGATATTTAGGTAAACCACCTTCTTTTTTTACTGACTTTGCTAATACATAACAATCTTTTGAAGATGATTTTGTTGAGTTGATGATTAAGTCAGAAATCCCATTTGCAGTTAATATGTTATAAACACATTTAATGACAGGGTTTTCATCACAGATATCTTGTTTTTCAGTTGGGGCATAAACAGTATATCCTTTACCCTCTAGATCGGTTTCACATTGATTAAGATCACTACCACATTGCTCTGTTAGTGTTATCAACCTCTTTATATTTTTTATTTCTTCATTTAAGTTTCTCATCTGTAATAATTTTTAACTCATCTCTATATGTATCAATTTCTAATTTTAAGGATTCAACCAATTCTTTGTCAGTTATTCCATAAATATTAAAAATATTGAAAATCTCCCCAACTCTTTCGTTTATTTCTTTTATTCTTTGTTTAATTTCTTCCATAAATTTAAAACTTATTTAACCTATCTTTAATTTCTTTTTCTTCATCTTCATTATAATCAATATAAGGTTGTTTAATCATATCAATATGTTCTTGTTTTTCATAATATTTAACACCCTCTTTTTTTTCTTCACCCTCTTTAGGTGCCAATTCTATTTTTTCTGAACTAAACACTTTTGACATCTGTGCCTTTCTTTCTTTAAAAGTAGTAGTTTGGAATTTTTCAGGTACATTTAAATTCATATCATCTAGACTTATTTCTTTTCCTGATTTTACTAAATTTTTATCAAAAGGTCTCCACCCTGATTTCCAAGCATTTGCTAATAAAGTATTATCGTTAACTGACCCATTAGACCCAAATACTTCTTTTGTAGATTCCCACCCATATCCTTCTTTTTCGACTAAACCTCTTATATCTTCTCTATTTGCATATTTTATGTAATTATAATTGTCACCTATCCATTGTTGTACCTCAGGTATTTCCAGCGCTTCAGTAAGAACTAAAAATAAACCTAATTCCCTTAATGCCTCTTTTCCTGCCTGTGTTTTTACAAATTTATTTAATGATTTTATTACATCACCATTATTGGATAAAACTAAATTTTTAAATCTACTATCGTTAGAAATTCTTCTTAGGTTTGCCCTACCGATTTTTGAATCTATCTTTGATAAAGCCTCACTATATTTATTTGCGACTGATATATCAATTTTACTAAAATCTTTAATTATATCATGACCAACTAAAATATCTGAATTACTTAACCCATATTTATCTGCAGTTTCTTTATATATTTTAGTCAATTTAGTGTCTTTCTCCGCCGCCTTTAAATTTTTATAAATAGGTAATTCCTTTTCAGTTCTATTAATTACTTCGTTAGCATAACTATAAATTTTTGGATTTTTTTCAGCTGCAGTTAATAATCGTTTTGTTTGACTAACACCACCACCTAAAAACCCACCAAATAAAGTTAAACCTCCTGCCAATAATGCCATATTACGTTCATCAGAACTTTTCGCAGTTGCTGCTTCTACACCATACGCACCTGCATTTACAAAATCTAACCCCATACTAACTATTGGTCCTACACCTGGTATTGCTAATGCCGCAATAGAAGCAATATCTAATGCACAATGATAGTCAGTAAAACAATCACCTAAATAAGACCAAATAGAACCACCAGTATTATACTTATTGATAGACCCAATACCACTTGGGATATCGTATGATGAAATTGATTTTATGTTTTGTGTAATGACATTTAAGTTATTAGTTCCCCAGTATGCATTAAACCACCCCCACCATCCATCGGGAAATAAATTAGACTTATATGCATCTTTATCACTTCTAAATGTATCATCTAAGTCTTTTTGTAACTTACCGAAGTCAAAATAAAAATTAGATAAGTAAACAACAAACTGTGCTGGATGTTTACCAATCGTTTTTGATGACACTACCTTTCCCATTTCATAGTCAAAATACTTTGCGGTATAGAATAAAGGTGGTGCACAAGTACTACCTACAGATGTAACACATACCTCAACGTTACCCTTTACAGAGGATATAACTTTATCTGAAATAAGTCCACTTGTTAAATATCTTGTTGCGTTTAAAGCACTTTGTGCCATCAGATGATTACCCGATAATGGGTTTTTTGGCATTATATCAGGATATCCTCCTGGTGTTGACATCCCAAACCCTAATTCTTTTAAAAACGTTCTTACATTCTCAATGTTAGCATCTACAGAAGCCTTTTTATTTATAATTTCTTCTTTTTCTTTTTTGATGGAACCATCTACTTTCGAAATTACATCATCAACATCTGTCGATTTAACAGAATTAACCCAAATGGAGTTTAATTTCTTTATTTCCTCTTTCCCATTATAATAATTTTTTTCATTAGGATCAATAGTTTGACTTAAGGTTGCACCGTCACTACTATTCCACCATTCTTTATTTTTATAATTGTAAGAGTATCTATATTCCCCACCTTTAGATAGGTTTATAAACTCTGATCCCGCTGCGGTTGATAACCAAACGGAATCGAATTTTGTTTTTCCTACTTTATAAGATTTTAGGAAAGAACCACCGTATGGGTTACTACTTGTTTCATCTAAATCGTATATACTTTTTTTACCGTATTTTTTACTAAGATCATCCGAAGAGTTTGCCCATTGTCTATACAATTTGGCAATAGTTTTTTGTTTTTGACTAATAACACCATTCACAGTTAAATCCTCAATATTTGACGTACTACGCCAATTCAAAGTGTCTCCTTTAACAGGAACTTGCCATAAAACTGGTTGTTCATTTAAAAAAACTCTTTTATATTGTTCTTCAGATATTACTACTCTTTTCTTCATATACTATATTATGTGTCAAAACTTTTATTAAACATTAGTTAGTACAAACGAACCAACATCCATTTTATCTGTTTCAACTGCCTTTTGAATCACTATTCTTTGTTTATTTGGATCAATGTTCAATTCTTTATATATAAAACTTACATATTCTTTTCTGAATTTGATATTCCCCTTATCATTTTTATCTACTAATGGAACGTTCATTTTTGAACGGAAATTAAATTTGTTTGCCCCAACCTTTCTAATAATTGCAACTTTAGTACCATTTTGATTTTTAACAACATATCTTTCTCCTTCTACACCACCTTCTGCCTTCGCATCGTCAAATGTATCTCCAGTAATTTCTTCATCTTTACCTGCACCAAGTTCTATCATTTTTTCGGTTGGTTTAAGACCCAATGTTTTATACATTATTCGTATCTCATCACCTTTTCTAAACAAACCTTCTTTCTCAAAAGTTTGGTAGAAGTTTTTCATACAAAACTCTACACCCTGTATATCTTCTTTTTCGAATTCTTCTTTAGTTTTACCTTGTCTTACTTGTTTGTACATATCCTTTATATGATCTCTACATTCCTCTTTACTCTTATTAATCTCTTTTCCAGTTGCATTAACATCGTCTTTTCTTTGTTGTTTAACATCACCCGCATCCTTTTTTGTAGAGAACTCTGGATTAGTACCCGATTTAGATTTAAACCAATCCGAAGCCAATACCGTAGTTAACTGTTTTTTAAAATCGTCAACATTGACATTATCCTTAGTAGATTTAAAAATAAATTTATCTTTAACCTCGTCAACAACATATTTTAACTCTTTATCTGCACCAAACGATAATGTACTTTCCCAAGATGTTACAATTTTGTTAGAATCTTTATTTAAAGTAATAGAAAGTTGTAAAGTTGCCCTATTAAAATCAATTTTTTTAATATCTTCATCAGGATCATTAGTTTCTATAGCATTTTTAACTTTAACAATATTATATTGGTTAAATATTTTAGTATATCTTTCACTTTCAGGTTTCAATTGATCCTGTTCAAAACCATCACTTTTTAGTATATTTGAATAATCCTCAACAGGATTACCACTAACGTCCTCAGTTATAAGATTACCGAACATTCTCTCTTCAGTAAAAAGAGACTTCATTCTCTCAATCTCTTCGTTTAAAGTATTAATATTTCTTTTCATTTTTTTCTTTTTATATAAATATTGAGGATTTATAAAAAAGTTATTATAAACAAAAAATCCTCACCATATAATATATATACGGTAAGGATTTTGTAAATATGTAAATAAACAGTATTAGAATACGTTTATCGCTCTGTCAAATCGAAGTGTACAGGTTATATCCGCTAAGTCTGAAGAAGAGTAATCTAACCCACCAAAGTCAACATCATTTAACTGAGTACTTTGAAGAATCCATTTCTGAACAACAACTCCTGTTGGGTCCAACATTTCTAACTCAACATCTTTTTTGTAACCTGCAGCATATCCTTGTCTACCAGTTACTGATTCAGAGTGTAAACGAACCCACTCCATTAACGCTTGTGTTGCAGAAGGTCCAATAGGATCTCTAAACGTTACGGAAATTGATTCCCATCTAAATCTACCGATAACATATGTTTCAGTATTTAGGAAAGGTATCGCTACCTCATCACTTGTATATTTTGGTCTTGACGTAGTAGATACCCACCACTCTTGAATTCCTAACTCATCAGGAAATCTCAAAATAAACCTATTCTTTCTTAATGGTTCATAAGGAACAGGCATTCTCATTAATAAATCCGCCATTTTAATTTGTTTTTAATTTTTTTGTTATAGTTGTATTATTTATTATATAAATATTCTGTTTTTGAAAAAAATTATTTTTTTATAATTATTCTTTTCTTTTTAGGATTTTTAGGGTCAGATGTATCGTAAATAATAAAATTTATTTCAGGATACAATTTTTGTAACTCATCCTCTATTAATTTTTCTATTATTTTAACATTATCTTCATCATCGTCACTAAAACCTACACTAATCCCTTCAAACTCTGAATTATTTTTTATATTACCAATTTGTTTCACCACCTTTTCAACAAAACTTCTAAAGGCAATCTCCTTCCCTTTTTCAGGATTTGTACCACTCACATTTAAATCAAATTTATTTAAAAACTCTTCAGAAGAAACTGGATGATAATCCTGTAAATTTAAATACTCATCGATAGATAAACCATTTAGATTTTTCTCCATTTCTTTTCTCTCATCCCAATTGAGTGACTTTTCAATTAGTATCTTAATACCGTCTTTTATGGCTTGTGGTGAATTAGATCTAGCAGTAATAATTGAGAAGTCACTACCACTAATTAAAGCCTCTTTAAACTTATTAAAACTTGGTCCGTAACTTCTATAATTTAGTGATTCTTTTACATCTCTTATAAATGCGTCATAATCTCTAAAATCTTTAAAAGATTGTTTAATATCATTGTTGAGATATCTAAACTCTGTCCCTATTTTATGTCTGATACTTCTAAATTGTTCTGTAGAAACTGATATCGGTGCCCACATTAAACCATTAATACTATAATCTAAATGTATTCTTGTTGGCATATTAAGAATATTGTCATCCCAATCAAATGAGTAAACCTTTTTCTTTGTTTCCTTTAAAATTTTGTATTGTGATTCACTAATTTTAATATTCATATCATATAAATATTTGTAAAAATAAAAAAACCCATCATAGGATGGGTTTAAAAAATGATTTTTTTTGTTTTTTTTAATATTCTATTGGCATATTACCTTTGTCTTTAAGACAATTTAAAGCAGTTACGGCTTTCATACCCATACCAAGTGGATCACTAGCAACCATTTTTGCCAATTCCTCCACACATTTAGCAGCATCACCTGACACACATGCCATAGGTGGTTTAATACCAGCATCTTTACAACATTTAGCCAAATCATCCTTTGGATCACTTTCGGCTTCCTCTCTTAATACAACCCCAACAATTCTTTTTAAATCACTTTCAGTAAGAGTAATGATTTTTCCATTTTTTTTAATTTTCATTTTTATTTTTTTTAATTTTATTTATTATTATTAGATATCGTCAAAACTTGCACCAGTGTTTGTGATATTAAATTCTATTGAGATGTACTCTAAAGATCTTGTTGGTTTAACAAAAATTCTACCATTCAACTCATTTCTATCGATAGATTCTGGTGTATCATCCAACACTACTCTAAAGTCTGTTAAACCTCTTTCTTTTCTAATATTATCTAAGATTGGGTTAACTAAACTTAAGAATTGGTTTCTTACTACCTCATCATTTTGTTCAAATAACAATCTGATAGAAACTGCAGATATAAGTTTTCTTGCTTGTAACAATAATCTTCTAACGTTGATTCTGTTAAGTGCACTTTCTCTAACTTGAAGTGTTTTGTTACCAAATATTACAACACCTACATCTGAGAATGTTGCCATTGGATTAATTCTACCTTCATATAAGTCATCTCTATCATCTAATTTAAGTTTAACTCTTGCTTTAACTGCGTTTGTTGTACCTCTATTTAAACCTGCTGCTGCGAACCAAGGGAACGCAATGTTATCGGTAAGTGCGATGTTTCTCATAACCTCTACAGTTGGTGGTAACCAAACGTATCTGTTATTCTCCGTATCATTCATTTGAATCCAAGGCCAGTAAGTGGCAGAGTAGTTAGAATCTATTCCTGAGTCATCTACTAAGTCAACTGCCTCACTAGGTGTTAAAGCCACACCATCAACGTCAGTATCAGGTGTTGTCATAACATATAATGAATCCGCTCTATCAACCTCAACCATATCTACTGCATTTTCAATCAAACTTACATTATCTCTAAGGTCGATACCTGGTGTTGCAAATACGTTAATATTAACTGCCTCAGGATTATTGAATGTGTAAATACCGTTTAAGTATGCGTAGTAGTCAGAAGTTATACCATCATCACCTTCACTTGTTGTGAATGTTGTAAATGTTCCGTTAGTTAAACCAATAGAACCCTTAGATCCTGTTTTAGTGTAAGAATCGATGTTAGTTCTAGTAGTTCTATACTCATCCCATCCATCCCATCCACCAAATGGTGTTAATGTGAATTTTCTTGCTGCTAATTTCTCATAAGGTCCACCCACTAAACTAGCGTCTGTAGTAAATGCTGATACACCAACTTGTAAAGTAGGTACATAACTATTAACACCTAAGTCTATAGTTGCACCATTTGCGTTAACATCTAAGTGGAATCCATCAGTTTTACCTGTATATTCACCATTGTTAACTGCGTTTTTACCTTTATAGTCGAAGAAATCTTGATCAACTCCAATATCACTATTTAAACCTAAATAAACTTTTCTTAATTTATTAGTATTAAAGTCAGTGTACTGAGTTTTATATTCAATCTTAGGTGGTAAACTAGTTCTGTTACCTATATATGTTCTATTTAAAACACCCTCAAAACCTGCAGGAAAGTGATTACCTAAATCAGGATCATTCGGATCATAAAATTCAATCATTATGTGTTGACTCTTCAACGGATATTCACCGTCCACAGTACCAACTTTTCTTCCTAGATATCCTGAAGTAGTATTATCTAAATTAATAGATGAGAACTTCTCTACTACAAATGGATTTGCGTCAGTGTCATAGAATTTTCTTACTACTAAGTCAAATGTTTTATTATCTGGTTGTACATTTAGGATTGAGATTTTTACGTCTTCATTTGCTGCGTTACCGTCAGATATTGTCACAAATCTAAATAATCTTTGTAATGTTGCACCTGAACCAGTACCTTTAAGTTCTGAAAGAACCCATGGTGAAGCCGCAGATTTCCAACCCTCTAAATAATTATTAAAGTTATTTGTTGAGGTGGCAGAAATTTCTAAGAAAGTTATATCTAAACCTCTAACTTTATCTTTTGCAATTAAGTCCTCTAATACGTTAGTATATATCTCCTCAACCCACAATTCTGTTTCTTTATCTTGTATTGAACTACCAAAAACTCTTGGTAAGAAATTCTTTTTAGTTCTATCCATTGATACATCATAAGTAAATGCGTTACCCGCAGAACTTGTACCATCTACACTAAATGATGCTAAAGCATTTGAAGTGATGTATGACGTGTTAGTCATAATCGCATTTGTAGTACCAGTTACATCGTAAACAATTTTTTGATTTGCTTGATCGTAAGTACCTCTTGATCTTAAAGTGGCGATTACACTACCATCTATGTCAGTAAAACAAGATGCGGTATATGTAACTACTGTACCACTAGTAGTACCAGTAACAAAACTACCAGTTGTACCAGTATTTGTTACAGTCATACCAAATGTGGCACCACTAAAATTACAACCAGTTTTAACGTATGCTGGTGATGTAACACTAATTGTTGATCCAGTATTTAATAAACCTAAAGTTGTGAAACTAGATGTAATTTGATTATCGTTATATAACGCTGCTAAAATAGGACTTCCCCAAGAAAGTGTTACTGGGGTTCCTGCAGTTGTAGCAGTATATGTTAATAATGTTGCGTAATTTGTTGATGTTCCAGATGCGACAGTATCAGGATCCTCTGACGAATCTAATGTAATTGACCATGAATCACCCGCTTTGTATCCTGACAAACCTAAAACCCTACTAACATATAATTGATTAGTTTGACTTAAAAATGATTTGGCAATATAATTTAATTCATATTTTTGGTAACCATTACCCTTATATTTTTCAGGGTTCAAACCACCAAAGTAGTTGATAAACTCATCGTAATTAGAAATGAAGACTGGTTCAAACGCTGGTCCTTTAGGTGTCTCACCCAATAATCCCAATGTTGTAACCCCAACCTGTCTAGTAACGAAAGTTAAATCTTTTTCCGATGTAAAAACACCAGGACTCACAAAAATTCTATCTGTTGATGCCATTTAAATTTAATTTATTTTTTATTATTGATTTCGTTTTTTATTATAAATATGCCAATATTTTTGAAAAATTTATTTTTAAAGTTCGATTAATAAAAATAGTATGTTAAAAATCATACTTTTATCATACTTATAATAAAAAGTGATATGAAAAGGGATAAAAATTTAAAAATAACCCCACAAACACATAAATTACTAAAGGAATATTGTGAGGATAATGGTTTGAAAATGTTCGCATTTGTAGAAAAACTAATCAAAGATAAGTGTAAACCAAAAAAAGATATGTATGGTGATGAAGTATAATCTTTATTTTTCCAAAAATTACACCTAATATTATTCAATGAAAAAGTTACTATTGATTACACCGCACCTATCTACTGGTGGTGCACCACAATTTACTTTAAATAGGATTGAACTATTAAAAAACGATTACGAAGTTTATTGTGTGGAGTATAGTTTTTTATCTCCGCATTTTGTTGTTCAAAGAAACAAAATTATTAATTTATTAGATGAGAGATTTTTTGCCTTAGAACATGATAAAGATAATATTGTAAATATCATTAATTCAGTTAATCCTGATATAATATCAATAGAGGAATTATCGGAAACGTTTATAGATAGACATATTTTAGATTTTATATATAAAAAAGATAGGACTTGGAAAATAATAGAAACTACTCATAGTTCTCACAATAATTCAGAAAGTAAAATTTATTTACCTGACAAATTTATTTTTGTGTCCGAATGGTCAAAAAAAATGTATTCACATTTTAATGTAGAATCTGAAGTTATTGAATACCCAGTGGATAAAAAAGAATTAAAAAGAGAAGAGTGTAAAGAAAAACTAAACCTAAATGACGGAAATATCCATATCTTAAATGTTGGTTTGTTCACACCAGGTAAAAATCAAGGATACGCCTTTGAAATCGCAAGAAAATTTTTAGGTCAGAATGTACTTTTTCATTTTGTAGGTAATCAGGCAGGTAATTTTGAAGATTATTGGATTCCGATTGTAGAAAACAAACCTGATAATTGTATACTTTGGGGAGAAAGGGATGACGTTGAGGATTTTATTATGGCATCAGATATGTTTCTCTTTACATCTGTATTAGAATTAAACCCATTAGTTATAAAAGAAATTATGTGTTATGATATACCAGTATCTATGTTTAATTTAGAAACATATTGTGGTGTTTACGATAATAATGAAAAAATTTCATTTTTAACGGGTAATGTAGATATAGACACAAATAAAATAAAAAGTTTATTGTCGATTGATGAAACAAATAACAATGGTAAATATGAAAAGTCTTATGTGTTTTACGCCACAGAAAAATATTTTGATATTGTAAATAAATCTGTGGAGTCGATAAGACAATTTAGTGAATTACCAATAATTGTTTATTTATTAAATTCTGATAGAAAAATAAATGTTGAAAATACTATTACAGTAAATTGGGATTGTAATATTAGTGAATCAGATAATATGTTTGTTAATGAAAATGAAAATTTTTATATTAACCGATCAAACAGTGAGATATATAATATTTTAATTCAAAGACCATTAATCGTAAAAGATGCCTTAGAAAAATATTCTAATATTGTTGCGTATGTTGATAGTGATTCTATCGCAACTAAATGTGTTGACAATATTTTTGATATGTACGATAAAAATGTAAACTATCCTTATTTTGTTGAGGGAATCTACGATTTTTTAATTATCAACGGAAGGGGTGGATCCACAAGTAAAGATGATTTAATAGGTACATTAGAACACCCAGCCTGTGAGTTATTTGGGGTTAACCAAAGTATTAGAGAAAAATATAGACAAACGGGATATTTTGTAACAGGACAAAACAGTATAGAATTTTTAGAAGAATGGTATCAGATGTGTATTCATCCTGAGGTACTTAAAGACAACGAATGGTTTGCACCTTTTAATGAAGAAACAATTGCAAATGTACTACTTTGGAAAAAGGGTATATTAAATGGTTTACCATACATATATGTTAATGGTACATTAGAAACAATTGGTAAAGTCGAATCTTTAGGATTCAACGGTGTTGCAACACATTATAGTGATTGGTTTAAAATTCCTACACAAAGAGAAAAATTATTATTTTATCACGGTGAAAAACGAATAGACGTTTTAGATAAGATGATAAAAAAATTAAAAGGGTTATATTATAAAAATATAAAAATTGCGGATGCAGGATATGTGATTAATTTACCACATAGAGTAGATAGGAAAGAGAGTGTTATAAAAACACTTAAAGATTTAGAGATAACTGGTTATGAATTTGTTGACGGTACAATTATAGAGGATCCTGAATATAAAAAATTAGGGTGTACTGCCTCTTATTTAGAAATTTTTAAAAATGTTTTAAAAAGTGATTTAGAGAATATAATTGTTATTGAAGATGATGTTAAATTAATGAATGGTGTAACTAAACACCATTTAGATAACATATTTAACGTATGGGATAAAACAATAAAAAATTACGATGTTGTTGCGTTAGGTGTTAAACTTTTACCAAGAAGTGAAATTATTGTTAATAATAA